AATTTTATCCTTCTGCTTAATAAATCCATCAATAAACCATTGTGGAATCTCTCGCTGCTTCCATCTTGCAAAGCGCCACTTTTCAGAAACGTAATAATCTCGATACGATTGCATTACGTCACTAGGGATATATTTATCAGGCATTGCTGGAGTCGGCGGCGTGAACACTCCGGCCTTAATATTTTTTGGCGAATTTTTCAAAAACGGAATAAGCTGTTCACATGCGTGAATTTTTCCATAACGACGCGTATACTCTTTCGCCATTTCCACAAATAACTGAAAATGCCAGTCATAGTTCTCCTTGCACTTCATTGTCCACACAGTAGATGGATGCGAAGGATGCGCAACCTGATAACAAACTGGCTGCAAAATGGTATTGCTAGCAGAATCATACTCTTCGCCAGGCAAAACAAATTTTGGCTTTTTGTTACCTGTTTTTACCCCATCCAAAATACGGTGGGCGGTCGACAGCATTTGTGCCGACTCGGTGACCATTTTGACGACATGCCGGTCTATGAGCGAAACCGCAATATCCGCTGGAGTTTCATCGATGTAAAAAATATTCATGCTGCGAGAGCTTCCAGTTTTTCAAAGTCTTTATCAATGCTTCCGCGGCCTTTCTTACGATCTGTGGCTTTATACTTGATCAGCTTTTCGAGCTGCTCAAGTGCTTCGTACTTGGTAGGGAAGTTCCACTCTTTTTCTTCTTTCCAATCTTTTGCAAGGGAAATAACCCGCCAGCCTTCAGTTGCGTGCTCTTCTACTTTGTAGAATTTTTTGACTGCTTCCCACCAGTCTGAACCAGCGAACTTAGAATCCAGCGAATCTTGTGTACGCTTGAACTGCTCGTCCATGAGAGCATTTGCGATGCTCAATACTTTTGCCAGAAGCTCAGCGCTGGCATTCGACCGCTTCAGCGAGTTAAAACGTTCAAAAGCTTCAGCTGCGGTTTCTTTTTTAAGCTTCATATTAAGCTCCGTTAAGTTGGTATGAAGTTATTGTACCGCAAAAGAGGCACATTTTTCGCTAGTGCGTAAAACTTTTTATGAAACCTGACAAACAAAATTGATAGTCCCAGCATCAAAAATCTGGTAGAACCCCAACTCCTTGTTCCATTGTTCTTCTGTCATTACTGTGCCGGCAGGTTTTCTTCTGCTAAGCCTATGAACTCTAGAAGTCAAATCTGTGTACGAATAGCCAACAGAGCTCTCGGCGTACACAGCGAACCCATTTGCCAAGTAAACATTTTTAAAAGGATTCGCCCATCGCAAATCTGCCCAAGAGTAAACCTTCTGAATGTTCATGACTTTGCACACATGTTTTAACAGCTTAGAGAATGCGCCAGGAATTCTACCACTTGACGCAAACCGTACCAACTCAACAGCACCATCTTCTTTCTTCTGGTTCATAGCTGCACGCTTCTGTTGAAATGTCATTACTGCGACAACATTGCCATCCTTCTTAAGGGCAAAATTAAACTTCGTTCCAGCTCCACTACCCTGTAAATGATTATCATTTAAAAATGCTGAAGCTTCTTTAAACGGAATCGATTCAATAATACACTGCCTAGCATACGCTAATGTTATCCCCGAACCTAATAGAGACAGCAGCCGCGATTTAACAATGTCCTGCTTTTGTAGCCACTCATCTTCGAAAATTTGAATCAAATGAATTCCTCTATCCCGACACAATTCGTATTTCAATCGATGCTTGCCTTTAGGGTAATCCATTGCACCAGAATGCCAATATAGCCCGTGGTATTCGATTGCAATCTTCCTAACACCGTCATAGAAATCAAGCTCTAACCCGCCAGGTAAAATTCCTTTGCAATGTCTTTGGAAATGTATTCCATTAGCTATAAGAAATTCATTAATGTGTTCTTCTGCTTCTGAAGTACCATTTAGCGGAGGATGACACGTATGACAGATGGTAGGTCCCCAAGAATGCTTTTTAAATGTTTGCAAATGCCTTGTAACAACTCCGTTACACTTGCAACAAGTCGCACTGACTTTAATCTTCTGTTCATCAATAAAAACATTACAGTCTTTCGCCCAAGAACTTATTAGTCGCGGAACCTCTTCAGTAATTTTGTCCCAATTTTCACTTTTCCTTTCAGCGCCTAATTCTGTTAGATGCTCAAGCTGATTCGAATAACGTGCTGAATCTTTATAAGGCGGACGTTCATTCTCTGCGTAGTACGCCTGTAAAGCGGCAGAAAGATTTCTTTTATTCTGCTCTGTGACATTACGTTTGCGACCAATATTTGATTGTCCTGCAACAAGCGCGTTCTTCGAACTTGCTCTCCTCTGTGCATCAGTTCTAACTGGCGGTTCGTTCTTTAATTTTTCACTAATTTTTGCTTTCGTCTCATCTGACATGGGAGAACGGGATTTAACAGCTTGACCAAGTTTCAGTTTCGTCTCAGCAGATGCGCCTAAAGGACCATCAGGATAAAGCTCAAGATACTGATCCTTCGTTAAAGAATGCTTCTTTAAGTGCTGAGAATCAATTTTCTTGAATTGTTGTTTACAGATTGGGCATGTTAGCATGATGCGATTGTACCATGAAAAATGGTGTCCCGAAGAACACCATACAAAATTAACTTCTTATTAGCCGTGAGAACTTTTTAATCTACAAACAACATAATTTCATCCAAAGGCAGGCGCAGTATCGAAGCTACTTCTTCTGGAGACGTGCCGTTTTTAAGAAGCTCAAATAATTCTTGAGCTTCGGAATCAGTAATTTTAGAAGTTTTTGGCATTTTTTTAAATTGATCTATCTGGCCGAAATCTACATTGGTAGTACCGCCATCTTGGAATTTAACAGCATAATACTCCCACGCCTTATTCACTGAGGCCACGGTTCCAATTTTCCCCTTTGCCAAAAGGATTACCTTATCACCCTTTTTAAAAGGGGTTGCAGCATTAAGCGTTTCTAGTAAGTTCATAATTGATCCTTCATATGGATTATAAAGCCGTATTTATATAGGAGCTTTTAATCAAGTGTCATAATGTTTTATGACCTTTAAGGATGTTTTCTTCCCATTTCAGCATTTGTAAGTTCGAAATATCTGAAGCTTGTTCTACCGACCATCCACGTTTAAAACATTCCATGATAGACACTTTATGATCGAGATGGTATGCGCCTACTTCACCAGCCAAACCCCTTTGATGCCCATCAGGATTTAGAATTTCTATTTTGTCCTGGTAAATTTTGTTAGATTGGGATCTAACTTTTTGCTTATAGCTATAATAGGCAGCTTCGTCATAATCTATGCCATGCTTATCTTCATATGCTTTCAATGCGGTAGCCATACGATTTTTAGGCCCACAAGTTCCACAAGGAAGTTGTTCATAGCCAGATTGCTCATTTTTCTTAATACCAGTCAATAGGTTGCCAAAGACTGTGGGCCATTCTTTTCCGCAACATGGCGCAATCAACCGATAAACGCGCTTATTATGCTTATTGACTTCTGGTTCGCCGACTACTTTATAGCCATAGTCTTCAATGATTCCCTTTTCAACAGTGACGCGATCGTCCTTCTTGTTTTTAGCGCAACACGAAATGCATGTATCAGATCGACTAGCTGTTAATAACACTTCTCCACAAGCAACGCATTCTCTTTCTTTCCACTTTGCCACAAAAATCTCCTTGTCAGTTAATTGAGATTTAATTGTAACTCTTAGGCTGATTGCTCAAAATCTTTTTTCGAGAAAATAAAAAAGGGGCCGAAGCCCCTTTTTATTTGGAAATCTGATTCGATTAAACGAAAGACAGATTGGCTACGGAGATGCGCCCGTAATAGTCCGCAGAGTTCCCTAGTGAAGTTGCAGTAGATGTGAAAGTCGCTTTTCCGTAGCGGGTCATCAATGACACGTGAGGATTGAAGGTATCAGCGTTCACAACCACACCAGATGAAACCAGAGGAACATATGGGCAATAGAAGTAACCGCTATCCATTTCACCGGTGCCACCTTTGTAACCCATCAGGATTGGCTCAGTGCCTTGATCGTGATAGATGTAGGTATACACTTTGATTGAACCGTTTAGGGTACCAACCAACTTGGTGTTATTAGGACCTTCGAAAGAACCAGAAACAGCAGGTGCGAATACTGATTTAGCAGCACTTTGCAGTACTGATACGACCAGAGGAGACACAACGATAAAGTTTGCTGGGCCCTTACGGGTTTTACGAGCGATTTCGTTAGCTACCTTGTTGATTAGCACGCCGAGAACAGCATGACGATCGCCAACATAGTTAGGCACGCCAGTCATAGGACCAGCCATATCGAATGATTCGGTAGTACCGGCCAAAGCGATCAGGTCGTTAATGATTTCGTTGTCGATTTCAGAAACGATGGCGGCTGACAGAGAAGCGGTGATTTCTGATTCCAGATCCAAACCGTGTGAAGCCTTCAAATCTTGCATAGCTTCTGGGGTCCAGCGAGCTTGCAGTTTACGTGAACCGGCAGTCACAGTCTGCTTCAACACTTCAAGAGTCATACCGCGACCGCCGAATGCTTCCAGGTTGCCGGTCAAGCCGCTTGAACCGTTAGAAGTACCAACGCCAGATGGGAATGCACCTGAAGATACAGAAGCGTCTACTGAAGAGTAGAAACGACGCAGTTTAGCGTCTACGTGGCCAAATACTTCGTCACCAGCGGTGATGTCGTCATTTGGGTTTGACAGGGTACCAGCAGCAGCTGTAGCGTTCACTGATTCAGAGAACAGGAAGCGCATTGAGTATACCAGGCCAACAGGACCGCTCATTGGCTGGGTGCCAACAATTTCGGTAGCCATGGTACCAGGGATAATACGACGCAGCATAGGAATGACAATCTTCTGGAAGTTGCCGATGGTGCCAGCTGAATTAACGCCTGCGCCAGCAGTTTCGCGAAGATGCTGCATTTGGTTTTCTAACACGGGAGCCAGAATTGCCTTCTTGCGCTCGCTCAGACCATCTAAGAGGGTCTCTTTACTTTCTTGCCAATTTTCAAATAGTTCCATTTGTTTCTCCTTGTGGACTTAGCGGGACGGCATACCGGCAAGCTTACGCAGATGAGCTAATTGATCATCCTTGGCTGCTGGTGCTTGTTTTGCCTTATAACCGGCATCATCGCCAGTGTATAGGACTGCTTTTGACTCTTTTAGGGGAGCCATAACAGATTTTCTTCCAGATGCGACATCAGAGGAATCTTCTTCCTTCAGAATGCGACCAATGAAGTTTGTGTATGCTTCTTCGAGGCGTTCGGTATCAACGTTCTGAAGCACGAATGCCATCTGTTCACGTTTGCGACCGTTCAAAGGAGCAAGAATTTTTTCCATTTTTGCTTCACGTACGACTGCAGCTTTGGACTCTTCCAATGCGCCGATGGTCTTTTCAGCATCTTTGAGTTTTGCAATAGCAGCGCTCAGTTTAGCCTGTGCTGAATTTTCGTCGTGATGTGACTTACCGAATTCATTAGCAAATGCTTCGAAAATCTTGCGACCGAATTCATTCTGCTTAACAACTTCCATGTCTTCACGAAGTTCTTGGAATTCTTCTGCTAGACGCATTTCAAAGAATGCATCCATTTTGTCAATCAACTCGTCGAGTTCAGAAGACAATTGTTCGGCCATAACATGCTTTTCTTCAACCACTTTTTTGGCAAATTCTGCCTCAAGGTCGCGAAAGCGTTCAATGTCGCCTTTTAGTTCTTCAACTTCTTCAATTAATTTTGAAGTAACAAATGAATCGATCTGTTCGGCTAGAGCAGCTTTTTCACTTGTCCACATCTCGGCTAATTCGGTTCTGACTTCACCAGAAACTTCTTCTTTGATCGTCTGCTTGTATTGGTTAACAGCGTCTGACCACTTTGAAGAAATTTCAGTCTTAGCATCTTCGCTAAGCAGTTCAGAACTTAGCAATTTCTGAAGGATTTCATCCATGCGGTTCTCCTTTTTCTTTAAAATTTTTGACTTCTTACTGATGAATTTTCTTTTCAAGATATCAGTATCTCTCGAAAAGTATTTATAAAGACTGTCGCAAATTTTAAAAAATTATGACAGTCTTATGAATTAACGGTAATCTTCGTCGTCTTCTTGATCGTCACCATCATGAGAAGGCGCTAATTGGGCTGCCAAGCTTTCTTGCCATTCAGAATTGCGCTGGGTTTGAATCCACTCAACCATTGCTTGAATAGCACCAGAATTATCGGCTAGAAATTCTCGAATATCACGATAGTTGGAATCAAGGGTGCTGACAAGTTTTTCAAAATTACGAACGCCACGTTCGCCCTCAAGACTATACACTTCTTCTTGGTCCATGAACTCATCAACCAACTCGCCCATATCTTTATCATCATGGCCGCCAAAGTTCTCTTTAATACCAGCAACTTGTTGCATTTTAGCAGTCAGGTAATCATGAAGAGCCGTTGAGGCCTGCTCCTGTTTGTCATTGATTAAGCTATCGATGACTTTTGAAAGTTGTTCTTTACTCATATAGTTTCTCCTTAGGGGTAAGATTAAGATGCTTTTTGCATCAGCTCGCAGTATTTATGTCTACTGTCAATCTGTGCACGGCTGGTATTGATAAAACATTACCGTCTCGGTGTGTACAAATCCTTTGGTTTCTTGGTAACAGCAGCCTTTAAATCCACTTGATAATAACTTTCTTCTCCAGTATGGAGATTTTTAAAACTTACTATACCAGGAAGGGTTTGATCGGGGTGTTTTGCGTTTACCATGTGAAACGAATATTTGTTATGCGCAGATTGTAGGAATTTCTGTAAATGATTTCCCTTAACACTGTATCTAGCTGAGGTTCCAGAAGTATTAACTACTTTATGAACTGCAGTTGATGTAATGGCATCAAGCAGTTTAGCGTATTTTTCTGAAGAAATTTCTTTTGCGGCACCAGAAGCGTCTAGTGGAATATTCCAATCTGCTGTTGGCAACATTTTCAGAATAGCTTCACGATCTTCAGCGGCCAATCTTTTAAGAGCTCGATTTTTAGCCTCAATAACCTCGGGCTGATTATCAATGTCTATCTTGGCAGACTCGGTCATTAAAACAGCTTGACTTTCGCCATCATAGTTGCCAGCTGCTTCCATAATTGGGGGAAGACCAGCAAGCTTGCGTAATTGGTTTTTATCCATTTTCGTTCTGCCTCATTTGTAAGAAAGTAAAGAATTCAAGAAATTTTGAATTTCGGTTTTAAGGTATTTTTGAGCCTTAGGATCATGAGCAACAGCTTCTGCCAAACTCATGATTTTAGGGTTTTCAACTGATTCGCGGACAACGTCGGGATAACAACCAGGGCCAGATGGCGTTGCAACAACGTCGACTGTCAGAAATGAGAAATCTTCTACGATACCTTCGCTTGTTACATTACCTGTTCCACGACTTGAAACTCCGAGTTTAACTCCTCCTTCAATCAAGCTCTTAACGATTAAACCGGATGGAGTATCCAAAATTTTGCATTTGCCGACGGCATTATTTCCGTCCATCCAAGCTTCAGTAATAATGTGAGAAACGTTTTTCAAATCAATTGACAAACCATCAGGGTGGTTTAATTCGCCCATGACGTAAGTGCCTTCTTTGATACCGGCATTAATCACGCTAACGGCTCGTTCAATTTGTGCTTTTGGATAGACTCGTTGATTAAGATTTCGCTGTTCGGCAGCCATCATGCGGCCAACAAGAAATAGATTCCTTGCTTGATCGCGTGATTCAAGAAGTTGTGCCTGTGATGGAGCCAAATGCTCGATAAGAAGTTGGTTCATGTGTTCACCTCGCTTTTACATGTAATTACGTATTTATAATGTCAATGTAAAAGCGAGGGTATTTTCAACGCGGTGCTGTTTCTTCTGGCGCTGGAGCTGAAACAGGTTCGGCTATAGGGGCTTCTGCTGGAGCGCTTTCTGGCTGTTCTGGTTGAGAGGCTTCTTCTGGCTCTGGCGGTGAGAATTCTTGTCTAGCAGTTTCGTCGTAAATCATTCGCAGATCAATATCATCGTCATCTGTCTCTTCAATGTTGAGTTCCTGTTTAAGCAGGGTTTCGTTCAGTTTGATATCATCTTCAGTCAATCCCAAATATCGTTTCATTGCAAACCGCTTAGAGATAAATTTAGTTGGCTCGATTGCGTTAAAACTGTTTATTAAATCTGCATCTAGCGCTGCTTGACGGTACAATGCAAAGTTTTGAGGCTCTGGTAATCTAAGCTGAAACAACTCTGAATCGACATTGATGCCTGTGACCTTAAGATATGTTTTAAACTGTTCGTCTAAAACATCTTCGATTTGCGCTTGTAGGCGAATGATGTAATTGGCAAACCTAAGTTCTTCAATATAAGCAATGCCAACTTTGCCATCAGTAAATTGCGCTCCCTGTGCATCAGGACCCTTCATATAAGACGTAGGAACCCTTAGCGCGCGGAACACTTTGTTTAGAAAGTAATCAAGCTCTGGAATTTCCCATGCTTGGCCGCCAGGTAAAGTTTCTACACGTGACCCTCGGCCTGCGGCAGTAACAGGAAAGAAATAGTCCTCGCTGATCGAGTTTTTAGTATAAACTCCTGCGTCCAATGCAAATGTGTGGAAGTCGTGGAATTTTTCACTTCCGTCAATGGTCAATGTTCCAACGTCTGCATCTTCTACGAATTCGACTGACACTATTTTACAATCTTTAAGTTTCTCTTCAGGCGTTCCAGTATCTTTAGATGGAGCTAAATCAATTTCAATTTCGTGTTCCTTCTTAAAGTCGTTAACGACTTTACCTAATAGCACGAATTCAGCCAAAGATGTGTCAAAAATCAATTCTTCTGTTTCTTCAGCCTTTCGCAAGAATGGGAAAAAGCTATCATTTTTTGAAATATGTTGGGCCTCAATAAACCCCTTGCCCTGAATTGGGAATTTATGATCTGGGGTGCAGATAATATTTTTCCCATTGTCAAGCGTGAGTTTGATGCGCTTAGTATTTTTGCGAGTAACACCAGCCCAAGTAATTAAACCTGGCGCGAATTTACCAGTGATGGGATCAATGGAATATGCCCAATTTGTTTTACCTTGTGTGTGCTCAGTAATAATTTCCTGAAGCTCAAGAGTTCTTCCATCCAGAAGGGGAATTTTCGTGTCTAATGCTAGACATTCCGGATTATATGAAGAATCTGTTTGATTGGCATTAGATGCACTCGGCACCCGTTTTTGCCTAATGTCGTTTTTAATTTGCTCTAGATACTGCTTAACCTTATTAGGCATCATGTTGCCGACATCGATATAAAACACTCTTCGCTCAGGTGCACGAACTACTCGATAGATAATTGCTGCATCTTCAAGCATAATCAATTTTTGCCAATCGCGATAGGCAGATTGCAGAATTGACAGTCCAAATGGGGCAGATTCGCCCATGTCGTCTGATAAAGAGAAATGCAGAATGGCCGCTGCAGGACTAATTTCTATTGACTCTGAACTTTGAAAAGTCGAATTAGACATGCGCTGTGTCTGGAAGAACGTAGACGGCCGTATGTGATATGCCATCTTGTTACCGCTTTCATCCAATTCGATGCCAACAACTCGAGTAGGATGAACAAACTCCCATGGAGCGGTATCTGAGGTTTTTCTAAAAAAGCAATCCCCATACTTAATCATGCAACGAGCAATGCTAAAATTCTTTTTTGTGAGGCCGTGAAATTTGCTCCAATGTCTAAGAGATGCCCGAATAGTCGTCGTCAACCCGTCGCTTAGTTGTTGATTTTCTTCAGTTTGATAATCTATCGTAAATGGTAAACTAGTTCGCTTATCCATATTCGAAATTTCTTCTGCTATAGTATCAAGCGCACGAGTAATATCCCCAATGTCCATTGCGTCGTATTGCTTATATCGAGCCAGTCTTGATGAGGACCCGCGTAATAAATTAGCAAACCAAGACACTGACGAATGAGTTGCATAGCCAGCAGAATTAGTATCAACCCCATCGCCAATTGTGCTCTGGTGACTGTAGCTATCTTTACGAGATGGAGGAGTTACGATTCTGAAATAATTTGTCCATTGTGACATGTTTGGTACCTATTAAAAAGCGTCTACTGCTTGTGGGGTGTTTCTACGCCCGAACATTGGCTCGGAAATTTTAAACGTTGGCGTATTTTGGGGGGCGATAATAGCCAATAATCTAACAGCTTCATTTAGAACCTGTGTTATTTGGACTAATTGGTTTTGAGCGGCAACATCAGAAACTTGAATGATTCCTGATGCTGATCGTGAACTATTTATCAGTTCTGACGAAGCTGCTTCCCGTTCTGGCGGGGAAATAGAAGATTTTGACGTTGATGAAGGGCTCGCGTTATAAACATCGTAAACGCCTGTTGCGAGCCCGCTTGCTGCTTTTGTCGTCTTGGTGCCAAAGTCCGCGGCTTCGTCGCCGCCATTGAACAGATCGTAAATCCAGCCACCCAGGGTGGTCTGACTGCCCGTCAGTGTACTGGTCAGCTTGTTGATGGGCTCGACCAGCAGCGTGCCGACTCCGTACATAGCAACGCCAACGCCTGCGACAAGGCCAGCAGAACCAAGCGCTGCACCGCCTCTTAGCATTGTTGCGCCCAATGGCAATAATGCTTTGCCCAACCCGGATACCAACGATCCTGCGCCAGCGCCTCCAAGCGCAAGTAATGATTTTGCAGCTAGCCCACTTGAAAATGCGAGGCCAGTGATTGCGGCTGCTCCAGCTAAAGCAGCAACTGTTAGGGAATTAGTTGCAATAGAAACTGCAGTTTCCCTAATTTCAGTAAGGTGCATAATCGTATTATCAGGTTTGGCAGCCTCTTGTGACCTAGCTCGCGCTTCTTCACTGGTCCCGATTTTTGCCCGCTCCTTAATTGCCATTTGCGAGTACATATCTAGCTGATTCTCAATGTCTGCTCCAGGAGAAGTAGCTTCAAGCATAAAATCGCGAATCGTCCCCTGTTGGAGGCCTACGGCCTCTGTTTCATATGTTCCCCTTCTTGCAGCAACGCGTTCTAAAAGTTTCTGATATTCTTCAGTTTCGCTACCTTTACCGGTAGTCTTCCTCATACCTTTTACAGATAAATGATATGCGCGCATTTGTTCCTCTGCGCTGAAACCAAGTGCTCCCATTTGAACCATTAGTTTCGCACCACCTTCAAATCGTTCACGGACCTTTGCGCGTTTTGCAGCTTCTTGTATCTTTATTGCGTCCTGCGCCTGCTGAATGCTTAAGCCCCGAACATGTAGTTCGTTTCGCTGGGATTCCAAATTATCGCTGTATGCTTGAGACTGTGCAGCAGTCATGCCAAGCATGGTCTTCATGACATCTTCGCCGCCAAATAATTCGCTATTCAGGCTAGCATATTCAGCAGCGTTTATGTTTATAGTTCCCGATAGCTTATTAAAGGACTCCATCGTCTTTCGCATATACCCGTTTAATGCATTTTCGTTAGACGTATCAACTCCGCTTGAGATTGCCGCTTCAGTTGCGGGAGCTATTATTGCAGCCGCCTGTTTAAATGAGTATCCGAACTCGTTAAAAGTGTTTTCAAAACCACTGCGAAGCGAGCCAAATGCGCTTGCACCATAATTTGCCATTACCCTTTTGTTATCCAGCATGAACTTTGTAGTTTCATCAAAGCTCATTCCCATTGCAATCGACTTTTGCTGAACATCAAGATACGATGTTGCTATGCTAGCTACGTTGAAGTCTGAAGTCTCAGACATAATGGTCAGTAAGGCAGTTGCGGTTTTACTAAGTGCTGCTACTGTTCCGGCGTAGGTAGAAAGTTCGCCGATCTTATTGGTTCCTGCCTCAGCTAGCCCATCAAGAGAAAACTTACGTTTGATGGCGCCTAATGCAGTGTTCGCATTGACGCCAATCTTATCTAGGCGCTGGGTAGTTTCGGCTGTGGTTTTATAAAAGGTTTCTAAAACTTCTGCGAGACGACTAAGTTCTTTATTAACTGTTATTTTCGCTTCTTCATCTTTGGGATCGACATTGCCGAAATCCCCGCTTTGCATGCGTGAAAGAATCTCTGTAACATCTGAAGGAAGTTTGACCTTTAGGGATTTTAGTTGTTCGAATGCAGCCGCCATAGATGCTTGCATTTCTTCGCCTTGTCCAGGAACGGCGTTGCTTGCGTTGGCATCGTTATACGTTTTTAGAATACCTTCAGACAGCATCTCCTCGACAGACTTTCCACTCATACTCGAGAAATCTTTAAATGCTTCTCCGAGTGCAACGTTTGCCTCGCCCATCCTTATTCGGAGTTGGGAAAAGTCATCCGGCATCAAGTTGTTATTAAACTCGTTTGCCGCTTCATCGATCAAGTTCATTGCGACCAACATGCTTCTTGACATGTCGTTGGCCTTCAAAATCTTTGTCGCATCAGTCAACTGCGAGACATATTTTGCATGATCTGCAGATGTAGCATCCGAATTAATTTCTGCTGCTCTACTAATAAGAGCTGCATTCATAAGGCTCGAGTTTCTTTGAACTACGCTGAAATTGTTTGATAACCCGGTTGTTCCCTTAACAAGGTTTTTAAACGCCGCAACCTGTTGCGGAAGCGATAACCTAATGAGTTTTGTATACTCAATCGTGAGTTTGTCTTGGGTTTGCTTTACCCCCTCGGTAGATTGGGCAAGTTGTTCTTGAGCTTTTTTAACCCGTTCGGCTTTACTTCCGCTAGACGTGCCCCGTGGATCACTTGCTGCAGCACCGATTAAATTTCTGAATGCAGCAGTAGACTCCTTTAAAAGGCGGTTTTGCGCAGTCAGGTTTTTTGAATTCAGACGAAGCTGACGTTCATAATCGTCCATCGCAGCTTCACCGAAAGCACTCATGTTTGAAGAGCGCGTGGAACGTGAAGAACTTGCTGCTCCGCCACCACTATGAGATGCGCCTGTTACTCGAGCAAGTGTGTTTACGCTTGAAGTAAGAGCTGTTATAAGCGCGTTTAATTGTGCATCAGAGTATTGTGTTGACATGGGCTTTTACGCTCTCAGGACTGTATAAATAGAATAGGGCTTAGTCTATTTATTGCTCAATGTAAAACCCTGAACTAGACCATAATTTATAATATCGGAGAAACAATGTCAGATACAAACCCCCTTTTAAGTTCACTAAAATTGCCAGGGCGCATTTTCCAAATCCCTTCGCGCGGGGTGTTTTATACAAATGGTGAACTATCGCCAAATGTAAAAAATGGCGAACTTCATGTTCGCGCGATGTCAGCGCTTGATGAAATCAACTTAAAAAATCCTGATCAATTGTTTTCCGGTGACGCTTTGAATGCAGTGTTTAAAACGTGTATTGATGGAGTTGAAAAGCCGACAGAGCTTTTAGCTAAGGACGTTGATGCTATTATGATGTTTTTACGAACTGTTACATATGGCCCAAATTACGAGTTCATCGCAAAACATACTTGCGAAAATGCTAAAGAGCATACTTACGTTGGCAACGTTGACGAAATGATTAATCGAAGCGTCATGATTGACCCGACACAGGCGGAGAAACAGTACACTGTCACGCTTTCAAATGGGCAGACGGTCTACATTAATCCGAACCGCTACCAGCAGATCCTGGATGTCATCAAATTCAATCAGGGCAAAACTGAAATCACTGTTAAGGACCAACAAGACAACTTGATCATGATGCTCCTGGCAGTCGTCAGCCGCATTGATGCTGTTACAGATAGAAAGCATATTGAAGAGTGGTTGCGTTCGGCTCCTGTTACATATATTAACAAGATTGCATTTCAATCTGAAGCTGTTAATAGCTGGGGCCCCAATCTCAAATATACATGTAAGTGTAAAGATTGTGGTGAAGAATTTGAAGTTGATATCCCTATCAACCCAGTAACTTTTTTCACAGAATGATTAAAGCTGGTAATATGTCCGCTATTGAGCAGCATATTATCAAGTTGGGCAATGAAATCAAGCACTTAGTCAAAGCGGCCTTTGAAATTTCTTACTGGTCAAGAGGCGCTTGGAGCTATCACAGTGTTTTGGCAATGTCTCAGGCTGAAAGAGAAATAGCAACAGATTTCATTAATGAGCGACTAAAGGTCGCTTCAAAGTCCGCGCATCCAGTTTATTGATCAGCTGCCCAATTCATACACTTCTAAGCAGCAAAAAGAAAACCCGCTCAAGAGCGGGTTTTTTGTGTTCTTCATACTAATAGTAACTTATTCGCAATATGATTCGACTTTAATTCGAAGTCCATGTTTTTCAAACACATCATTCGCAAACGTGTTCTCATCACTAATAATAACTCCGTCGAGCCCATCATGAGCATTGACTCCACTGAAGTTAGTCATTTCCCAAATGTTGTATCTCTGTTCCCGTTCCCATGAGAAATACATTTGAAACACCTTTTTAAGGTTTTCAGAAGTCGGCTTTATCTTTAAGACGTTAAGACAAATATCCTTCTTAGCAGCCCTAAATTGCCTAGTTATAGTTTGCAATCTGTTACCAGCGCTAATGAGTTGCTCAGCAGTCAGTGTTGGGTTAGCCTGCATAACAACCCGAACTGCTTCTGAACGTGAAGAACCATCTAGCATAAGGCCGGGACTGGCCCTAGATCCATTTGACAGGGCCATAATTAAGGTTTTTACATGTTTTAAATTCTCACTGCTAATAGGTAGATGCAGAACATTCTTACATATGTCCTCTCTAAACTCTTTTTTCTGCCTGTCCGCCTTTAACAGTTCGGGATATTTTAGCTCGAGCAACTTCATATTTCCCATGTATTTTCGATATAAATGACTTACGAGAAACTGGCAATATGAATTCTCAATGTCGACTACCGTCCCGAATAATTCCTTTCGAAGCCAACCCGGCCACATTTCAAGGCTCCTAATTGGCCAAACAGAAACATCGCGGGCTTGTAGTTTCCCAGCGGCTTTGTAATAAAACGTGACACGCTCTGCTTCATAAAGCCAATTCACTGCACTAATAAGTTCTTCTTTGCCTTCTGAATGTAATCGCTCTTTGACATATAGCCAACGATCTTTTCTAACAACGACTTCTGAAGTTACATAATCTTTTTCGTCTGGTTCAGGCCCAGGACAAAACTTTGATGTGTTCAGAAGCTGTTCAATTGCTGAGATTAACTCGTCAGAAATCTTTTTAGGGCTTACTAATGTTGCGCTCTTGGTGCCATTGTTGAAATTGAACCCAGTTCTTTTAATTGTGAAAAAATGCGTAAGAATCTTTTTTGCATCGCCAACTTGAGAAGTCAGGGCAGTCAGCAACATTTCTTCTTCTAATAACCCTGGAGCCTTTCGAAGTTTTGAAGTTGCATGATACCAAGCGACAGCAATGGACAAAACCATTGCCTGTCGCCGTTTTCTTTTACTCCACCACATGCCCTCAAGATTATAAAAATTGCTGACATGTAACGGGTTAGTGCGTTCAATTTCTAATGAGGTCCTTATGGGGTGAAAAAATATCATCGACGACGAATTACTGAACGAAGTTTAATACGGGAAATAAGTTCTTCAAGAGTTGAGAAAAGCGGGATTTCGAACCGATCACATACCATTTCCACATTGCCCTTTCGCCAATAGCCCTCTGGGCAGCAAACAAAGACTTTATTGGACTTTGCATAAAGCCCTAGTTCCATCAGAGTAATTGGCGCTTTGGTTTTTGGGTCAAAATAGTAAACGATTAGATCTGCAGAATCTTGATTATCTAACTCCCAAGTAACTTGCTCATTAAACTGCGGGTCCTTTATGCTTTGAACCCAGGAGGAATCCCAATCATCCCGCCGAGGATTTAGCAGGATTACATTAAACTTTTCTAAGTTACGGGCGACAGTTTCTTGCCAATTTTCGGCTTCTCCCATCTCAATGGAGCCACCGAGAAATACTGACAATGCACCAGTATTATTTTCCCACTGATTTGGAGACTTAATTTCTGTCATTTTTTATTTCGCTTCATTGATTGGTAGATAGAACGCCCACAAGCGGGATCATTCATTTTGGCACCCGTCTTTTTATCTTTGCCGCCTGTCAACCAATTTTCATCAATTGCCCCCTTATCTTGGAGATGACGAACCAGGGCTCGAAGGTTTTTAGCGCGTTTTGAGTTCATTGTTTTCCCTTTACAAAATGCCAGAATATCTAGGATTATAATCAGAATCAGTATGTTCGACCATATAATCGGTCTTTGAAGTGAATAAAAGAGCTTCCCAGCGAGTTACGCTAGCCGTACCAAGCTTGCCCAACTTTGGGCGCAAGATAACAAATTTAATTTTGTCTGGATCTACGCCAAGGTTTTCGATGAAAAGTGGGGCATCAGCACCAAATACGTTTAATTCGTGCAAAGTTTTTTGAGGTCTACGGGTTCCCTTATCGTCCCTTAAAACTGTTGACTTTTCACACTTAGAAATTTTGAAAGCCCCAGTAGAAAATTGTGCTGAATGATGCGTAGTGGGATTTGGAGTAATCATTGCCCTTCGACCATTTGACCTAATCGCAAAATCAAAGAGCGAATCTATGAACTTGGAGTATGTTCCTTGGCTGATTACGCTTCTTGGTTTGCCGACAGCTGCGGCGATAACCTCTTTATTCGGCGAAAGCATCGCATTCCCGTTCTGCTTCGCGATCCATGGACCCATAAAATCGTACGCTCGTGAATACATTTCATAGTTGGCTGCCACGATTCGCAGTACGTCAGAAAAAGAAGTCGTGGGTCGGAACACATCGACCCTGATATTATTTGTATTATAGCTCATGATATTTTTATTGTAAACCAGTGTACCAAAAATCTTTCTGTGGTAGCAGGTCTTCTAGCAGAAAGATGTCGATCGATGTCCCATTTTGAGCAATAGTCATTTTCGGCGGGATGTTCATGTCCTTACTTAGGCCAGCTACAAAGGTTGATGAACGATTCCATTTAAAAATAAGCAACGGGATTTTATTAATTTTGACAGCATCTACTACAGATTCTTGCATCCATTTAAAAATGTTTGCATTGCCTGCAACCATAATTTCAAAGCTATCAGATTTCGCGTATGATTTACACTCTATAGAGAAATTAAAACACACCTTTGCTTCTTTCTGATTGACAGGCACTACATCCCCGACAAATATGTTTAGGGCTTCTTGCCCAAATAATTCGCCATAAGCTTGGAAGTTTTTTCCGCCTACTCTGGCTCCGCTGCCTGGGGTCCTGATAAATTTTAGTGGAGCTAATGCCGTTGAAAGCTTTTTAGCAACCTGATTTTCGAACCCCGACCCTTTAGCTTTGCTGTTAAATCGCTTAGTCTTCTTTTCCTTGATTTGGTCCATAGACCTCCCATATAGTTTTGTTTATGTGTATCGTGTTCTTGGCACGGTGGTATTTATCACATGAACAAAACTAAATTAGGGGCAATCTGTCCCGAGAAAAATTGAAGTTTCCCTTAATAAGCCATACCCGCATTCTGTGACGGGTTTACCGAATAAGCGATATTGTTCCAGCATTAAGCGTTCATTGCTGGAGTTTGCAAGTTCGAAGTCTGCCAACTTTGAATCTCGCTTAATTTCACCGGTTAGGGCGTCAATGACTTTAACAGAATAATACTGAGATAGCTTTTTCCAAATTGAGATAGATTCTGGGCTCAACTCTACATCAGAAATAATGCTGTTGCCGTTACCCCGCAAAGTCCGATGAAGAGAAGTAATGAAACCCCGGTTTCTC